CAAGTACCATAAGTAACCGCTTGCGCCGTTCTCAGTAGTAACTTCAACCCAACCTACGTGAGCCATCTCAGAACCAGATACTTCGTACTTGTCTTTGATGATGATAGGATTGTTTTCTTTGCTCTCGAAGCTAGCTTCCAAAGAACCTTCCATTCCACGGCTACCCTTGTTGAACTCAGAACCATATACGAACAACTCAACAGTATCGTTGTCAGTAAAGTCAGTCAACGTTGTAGTCAATTCCGCACGGTCGTAAGGCTCAACAGTGATAGAGTTATCAGCAACCGCTGTAATAAGAGCTTTTAGCTCTTTTCCTTCACGTCCACTTTGTGTGTTGATAACAACGATAGTTTGGTTAACACGGAAATCGTGTCCAACCATACCCGCTCCATCAATACCGTTAGTACCATCGATAGTACCTGTAGCACGAACGTGTAGACGACCTTGCTCACTCCACTTGATTAAGTCAGAAGTACAAGGTAATTCTGCACCAACCATACGCAAGAAAGAAGATACAGAACGGTTTCCGTAACGCTCAAATTCTTTTTCGTATAAGTCCGGTAAGTACTGCTGTGCAAAAGTGTAGTCAGCAGAAGACATGTAATTTTCGTTTGACAACACCTTGTTTGGTGCTGGAGTAAACGAAGTGCTACCACCAATAGTGTTAGCAGAGAAATTAATACTTTGCGCCATTTTCTTTAATTTTTAATTAGCGTTTTTTAATCTTTAATCCCGACATGTAAGGAGAGTCATCAACGACTCTAAACTTAGCTTTCGGTTTTGACGAATCGACTTGAGAACGCACATTCATATCTATGTTCTTACCCTCAGAAACAACACTATTAATAGCGCTTGCTTTGCCTTGCTCGTAAAAGAACTTAGCGTAAGCCTCTGGGTTCATAGCCATAGACAATGCTTTGTGATACTTCTCAGCATCCACTAAAGCGCCTTTTTCATCAGTATGCTTGCTAATGAAATTATTCAAATCACTTTGAGTGTCTTTCACTTTGCTTAAGTCATTTGGTTTGAAAACCACTTTTTCCTCACCGATTTTAAATTCAAAACCTTTGAATTCATCGTTGAACAATCTGCTTGTTTTCTCTTCAAAAACCTTGCGTACCGACTCTTGGCTCTTCAGCTTTTTAGTCTGTTCGTCTTTGTATAGTTTATAAAACTCAACAGCTTCTTTCTGCTCTTCAAAACTAGAGGTGTCACTTGACTCAAGTGGGGCTCTGTATTTGTCTTTCTGAGCTTCGAAAAACTGTCTTGCTTTATATACTTCTTCTTTCATATCAAGAGTCTTCGCTTTGATGAGATTCTCATCAGCACCCTCGTCGTAACCAAACTTAATATCAATTAACGAATCAATATCGGATTCTTCTAAACCCTGCTTGGTTTGCTTGTAGTACTCACGAAGTAAGTCAGAAGAATTGATTTCAGAAAAGTCTTGTTGCAGCTTGAGATAGTCATCTAAGCCGCGATTAGTCTCTTTCCGATAATCAAGATATTTCTGAACATCCTCTGGAAGCTCTCTTGTTTTATCTTTATTTGTAAGAACGTTTTGCAATTCATCGTTGTCAATATCATACCTATCTCTAAGTAGTTCATTGAACAACTCCTCCTTGCTCTTTTCCTTCGGAGCTTCCCCTTCAACTTCCTCAGATGCCTGTGGCTCCTCTGTCGGTTGTGTAAGTTGCTCTTCTTGCTCTTGCACTTCTGCTGTCTCAGCAGTAGCCTCTTCTTGCGTTTCTTGTACCTCTTCTCGCTGAACAGGACCTGCACCTAAATCGACCTTATAGTCAACATCGGCGGGTGTTTTTTCCGCTTCACTCATTTCAATTAAATTTAATTACTACAAAATTATATAAAAATTAGAGCAGTTTTTTACGAGACATAATATCCTCGAGGCTCATATTTTCAGGTTGTGATTTCTCAAAGTTTCTTGGTCCACCACTAGTCTGTCTTTGCTGAATCATCTCACTCTGTTGAGTAGCTTGCTTCTCAGTGCGCTTGTCCTTACGGTCTTCACGTTCTAACTCTCTGTCTCTTAAGGAGTTAGATTCTAATTGCTTCAGCTTCATTTCGTAAGCATACTTCATCTCAAGCATCTGCTTTTCAATCTCAGCTTGCGCCTGCATCTCACGCATTTTAATCTCACTCTTCATCTGCTCAAGCTGGCTTTGCTGTTGCAGTTCAAGCTGTGATTCTTGCATACGAGATTGAGAAGCTGCTTGTGCGGATTGCATATTCGCTTGCGTTTGCATTTGAATATTCATCTTCTGCTTCTCCATATCGTCCTTCTGCTTCTTCATCTTACGAATCTTAAGCAAAGTATTGGCCAGAGTAATGTTCCGAATGTTTCTAATATCAATAGCATCGTCTAACTCAATAACTTTCGCTTGAATAGACTGCTGTATATTTTGCTCTAATAATTGACGCTCTTCCTCGTCCGGCTCAAGCTCAATAAATATACCAAAGTCGTGTAAGTGCATCTGACGGATATCGTTCAATATCTGTAGGTTGTTACGACCAATCATCTTAGCAAAATCATCGGCAAAAGAAGCATACTCTAAAATGTCCGATACTCTGTAAGAAATAGCTTCACAAATGCGCTTAGTCAATATAATACCAGCCAATACAACGTGTCTTGTTGCTGTATTGCTATTTAAAGCAGCAAGTTTCTGAACACCCACAAGAGCATATTGGTCAGGCTGACTTCCGTCACGAGCTTCATTAAGACCTGTAGACGCTCTTAACATATTGAGGTTGTAGTTGTACATATTGATAAGACTTGCAATCTTAGCATTAGAACCACTACTTGTCAACTCTTGAATAGGCACACGAGCGTTGTTAAACTCGCCATCTTCAGTGTAACTTCTACCAACTACACTACCTGTTTGGAAATACATAGATAATGCCTCAGAAGGGTTGTATGAAGCTCCATTACCTAAGTCTACACTATTCAAACCATCGGCATCAATAAATACACCATCAGGAATCATCTTCGCAACAACCTGCTGTAGTTTGAGGTGTACCAATTGTATCTGGTCAGCAAAGGGTATCATACGACGAACAAGAGAATCAATTGTTCCCTTACTCATCTTAATAGCAGAAGCTATGTATGGAGGTATCGTTTTTTGGAATGCCGAACTTGGACGAACCATATTCTTCATAACCTCCCACTTAAGAATCTTATTGGTTCCTAAAACCATAACACCCTCGTACCATACATCAATTCTGCGAGATACTCTTGTAAATCGTGCTTGCTCGCTTTTAGGTGGATTAAAGTTTGAATCCTTTTTCAAGGCTCTCTTGCCACCATTTGAACCGTCCTTAATCTTATATACAATCTCCTTATCGGTCTTGTAACAGAAATACAATAAGGATACTTCGGATTTATCCAATCCGCTTTGTGAGGCTAAATTCTCCGTACTTCTGTATCCGTTGAAACGGCTAGCCATACGAGAGATGTCCTCTAAATCCTCTTGCTCTAGATTTGGGTTAATCTTCTTAAGCTCAGTAACGTGAACAGACTTCACCTCACCAAAGTAATAACAATCACGGAAGTTAGGGTCTTCAGTAGGGCTATACACAAAGTTGATAGGGTCTACATATTCAATACGCACACCGTCGTGAATATCAAATTTATGTTTAGCTACCGATATACCCAATACTACTTGGTCTTCATCAAGCCTACGCTTAACTTCTTCGTAGTCATTGTACTCCAAAATTGTAGTAATAGCCGTCTCTTGAGCTACCTCAATAGACTGCTTATACCCTAGCTTCATATATAAATCAAGCTCTTCTTCAGTATCGGGAATGTTTTGAGGGTCGAAATTAAAAGCATCAACGCCTGTATCCGTCCTTACCTTTTCTAACAATGGCTTAGCAATCATATCTGCCTCAAGCTCATCACGGAACGCCTGTCTCTGCTGATTAGCAGACTCATCAAGAGCCTGAGCCTTAACATCAAACATGCGGTTGCTAATACCATTTACAACGATATCAACAAACTTTGGAATTATAGGTACTGGAGTCCAGTCTAAGTTTAGATAGCTGAGGTCTCCATTAACGGAAATTTCATTCTTGTATTTTTCTATTGGCTGAGAACCCTTAGCGTAAAGTCTTCTTAAAAGATACTCTGAACGCAACTCTCCGTACATCGATGTGTCGTAGTCTCTTGAAAACCACTCAGACTCTATAGCTTGACCTACACGCAGACCATACTCTACAGATGCCTTTTCTTCATCCGATGCAAATTGATTCGGGAATCCACTACCATTTTGAAAGCGTGGTTTACTTATCATACTCGCTTAATAATTTCACTAACAAAACCTTTGTTACTGTATTTCGCAAAGTTAAGAGATATTTTACTATCTTTTTTTGCATAGGCATTAACGCGGGATTGGTTTGCCATAATAGCAAAGCCCGAGCTTACAGTAGCATCAAATCTTGTACGATTGTTAATATCGTAGTTAGACCAATCTAATAAAGTCCTTGTAAAGGACATGTTCCCAACATCACCAACAGTGCCGTTTTCAGGATTGTCTATTACCCCTACATTGCCCTGTATATAGGCTTCTATAGCTTCAGCGTGCGCTGCAATGACTGCAGTAGAAGAGGGTATACCACCCAACTCCTTCTCAGCTTTTGACAATTTGTTCTTATCCTTATCGGGTCGTGCTATACTGAACGGTCGATACCCTCTGTCTTTCAAATAGTACAACAATCTAGGCTTTTGGTTTTCCACCAAGATAGGCATTCCATAAAAATGTATTGCCATTAAAACATCCTCGTAGAATATCTCTGCCGTAGGTGGTCTAGAAATGTATTCTAAAAAGAAAGAATTTATGGGACCATCTTCCATATGAAACTTGGTCATTCCATGCAAAGCACCTTTAGAACCACCCCCATTAACGACACCACTGATATCGTAACTATCACAACCAAATGAACCCATATGCTCATTCATTGGGAAAAACCTGCTTCCGCGTTGCTCAACATTATTCTGAAGATTAGCAGGTGGAATCCAATTCACAATAAACCTACCCTTCGGATTAGGAGCCCAAGCTACCTTGCTTCCACGGTCTCCATTTCTCCAATAAAAATCGCCACGAAGCAAATCACTATTACGACCAAAGCTGTCGTTGTAATCAATTTGCTCATATATCTTAGTGAGATTAAATAGAGTGTTCTTAGACTCATCACGGAAAGCGTGTGACTCTGTTCTTGGAAACTGTCGGTAGAATTCATTCAAAGCGTCAGAATCGTGCTTTAAAGAAGCAACTTCGTTTTCCCAATAGGTTATTACTCCGTTTTCAATCAACTCGCCATCGATGCCCTTAATAGGCTCTGCGGGGTCTTCAAATACAGGTTGACCGTACATGTCTATAAACCCTTCCATATTCCATTCCATAGGAATAAATAGATTGTACAACCCACTCTTAGTCTGACCATTAGCATTTCGTTCAGATGGATTGCTATCCTCAAACAGCTTTTTGAAATTACCCCCTCCTTTATCTAAAGCATTAGAGGTAGAGCCCATCATACACTTACCAATAACCTTACTACCCAATCGTAAACAGGTTTTAGTAACACGCCAGTTGTTAAGGATGTTGTCAGGTTTCTCCCACTTTCCACTTTCATCGTGCACTAATAACCTCAGCTTTTCACCATCGTAGGAGTTATCACCTGTGTTTTTCCAGTCAATTGTGGTATCCAAACCCTGTAGGTCTGCCATAGCATCTATCTTTCCGATGCCCTTTCTAGTCAGCTTGGCTGCGGGTACACGATAGGCTAACTCCGACTTTGGTCTGTCCATACCGTCTTGTATCGGCTTGAAAAAGAAAGGATAATTTACCGAAATGGGAACTACCTTGTCTGTAAACATCTTCTTTGCATCAGAACCCGACTTTGATAGTATACCAAATCGTGCATCAGAAGTAATCGTAGCTTGATTTACTGTTTCCGAGCTTGACATAAAGGAAAACCCACTACGTCTGTTCTTTAGGTAACACATACCATACGAACGCATATCTGCTTTACAAGCCTCCCAGTAAATAAAAAACAGCCTATTAGATTCCCTATAATCAGGACTACCCACATCTATCTTTGTCCATTGAAGATACATATAGTGTGTTCCTGTTATGTATGTTGGGATTCCATTGTTGTAAAACCAATGACCCTCATCTCTACGTACAAACTCCGTTTCGATATAGGGTATCCAGCGCTCCTTAAAATCTTTAGGCATCTCGTTCCAAGAAAAAATCGTAGCAAGACTCTTTAGCGCTTTGGGATATTCTTTTGCTTCCCAATACTGTTCAGCCTTTTTACTTGAGCGCTTGTATACATTCTTTGGCTGCTCAGGCAACCCAACGTATAACCCATTGATATTCAGCACTTCACCAAGCGTTCCGTCCTTGGATATTACCACAAGGTCGTGCTTCTGATTGTAGCCGTATTTCCACGACTTATCCTTATTGTTTTTCGCAACAATTTTAGCAGGCACATACCCACTGACTGTTTCACAAAGATTATTTCGACCTTCTCTCCGCAAAACCTCCTGTTAATTTGTTGTCTTCTTCATTTGGATTTTCCAAAAGATTCTTCTCGTTTTCAATGCGATTGAGTATCTCAAAAGCATCAAATATCGCTAGCTTCTTTGTAGCAGCAGCATTCTTCAATCTATCTGCCGCTAATTCATCTTCGGGGTCGGGCTTGATAATTTCTTCTTGAGCAACCTTTATCAATTGCTCTACAGCCGCATGACCTGCTTTGATTATAGCCTCCTTGAATTCATTGTGCGTTTTCATATAGTAGCTATAATATCATTAGTACTCATTCGATAAAGCTTCTCTGAATCTACAAAAAATTCATACTCACTATTCTTAGAAAACTTTACCCTATCACCATTATCAACACCTCTTTTTTTAAGAACAGGATTCGTGTATACCACTTCACCAGTATTCTCTTCATAACCCTCTTCGTATAAGTACTTGTGCTCTAGGTCGGTAGGTCGAATAAAACACCAGTTGCCCACGGACTTCCAAGACTCTCCATCGTGATACATATAGAATTGAAAAGGGTCAATCATATAAATATTATCCTTAAAGTAGTTTGGTGATTTTCTAGGTCGACCTTTCATATCATAATAAATACGAAACACATTATGGTGAACAATAATTATATCACCGGCTTTAATGGGTCCATTGTAATGAATAGGAAGCTGAATAACCTTAGCAAATCTATTGACGTGTTTATGGTCTTCAACAGTGCTGTTGATTATAACTTTTTGTCCTGCTATTTCAATTGTATTTTGATATTCATCGCCTTGCGGCTCTATCAAAAAGAAGAAGGGAGATTTCATATAAAATCCATATTGTACTCAATAGATACAGGCATATTCGCATTGAATTCTTTCCACAAGAAAACCTCGTCATCTTTTTCTAAAAAAATCTTGTACGAATTAGACTCGTGACTATAGTCGATTAAATGTATTTTGTAGTTACCACCCAATACACTTTGCCCAGCAATATAATGCATACTGGACTTATAGTCATTTCCTATTGATAGCTTTCGAATTATCATCGAAATAGTTATTATAATGTATTAGAGTATATACAAATATAATAATTTATTTCTCTTTCATCATTCCTAGTATACTCTCGCTCTTTTTCTGCTTTAAAGCAGACTCACTATCACGATACAGTACAACAGCAAAAATTATCATTGCAAACATTATAGCAAAGAATGAAGGTACTACCCAGTACTGCAGGTTATGAGAGAACTCATTAAACTGCTCTTTATTACCATTGTAATCTTCACCTTTCGCTACATATATAGTTTCATAGTGGCCCGTTTTCGCACTGTAAACCCAATCAACAGCTACACTGTCTTTGTACTTAGCGTAATGCGCTTTAACGCTATCATAGTTGTAACTATTGGTTTTTTTCTGTGGCATACTTCACTCCCATTATAGTTCCTATAATACTAAAGCTGTTGGTTAGCAGTATACCAAACAGATTACTCCAAGCGTTACCTAGTATCGTAGTGTCTTTATTAGCAAGCATAGCTATACTATAGAGTAGGGTAGTAGTAACACCAACCCCTACGATGATAATTAGGGCAACCTTCACAATAAGACCTATCAGCTCAAACTGTGTACGCTTTTGCATTATATCTAAATCCTCTACAGCCTCATCACGCAACCTCTCGGCTTCGTCTTTCTCATTCTGTAGTTCTATAACAAGCGCTTCTTTTATAACAGCTGCTTCCTCTAGCTCCTTGTTCTGTAGCTGTACCTGCTTGGTTACATCTAGCCTTTTTCTACGAGACTGCTTATCCTTATTCTTACACTCAGATATGTATGCAACGACATCAGCATCTAAAGAACCCTTTAACAGTTTAGTGAAGTTTCCTTCTATGTAAACCTTCTTGGATTTTGCTTTAGCTAGCGCTTCATTTACTGTGTCGTTACCACTTATCATTTATAAACTTTGAATGGAGCTGACTTGGTCTTGTAGCTGTTGTAGTCTTTTATAAAGTCTTCCAATCTTGGCTCAATCTCATCGCTCTTAATAATCCAGAACTGAGCGCCAACTTCCTTAGCTTTCTCAATCTCTTGGTTGTCATCAGAGCTAGAAATAATACCAATAACTACACCATTTCCATAGTCCGTATTAATCTTGCGTATAAGCTCAATACCGTCAAAGCTTGAGCCGATAATATTTAAATCTACAAAGACGCACTCTGGGCGCTCCTCTATAGGACCGTCTTCAAACCATTGCTTAAATAGTCTGTCGGCTTCGTCTGAAGAATTTAGTGCCTCTAGCGATAGTGTCATATCAAGAAGACTGCAAGCGTCTTCAAACACCAAGTGGAAGAGGTCTTCGTCATCTACTAGTAGTATAGAATCAATCATTTAGTTTAATCGTTATTTTAGTTCCTTGTGTTAGTTTTTGAGCCTTGATACTGAATCCGTGTTCTTCAATAATTGCAACACATATATTCAAACCTAATCCAGTGCCTTTCTCTTCTTGCTTGCCTCGTGTGTAAGGCTGTGAGTATTGGTCAAAGTCTTCCTGACTCATTCCTCTACCGTTATCTTCTATAGCAAGAGTATGCTCATCATCCATATAAATGGATACCATCTTTGTGGAACTATCGTTGTATTTCAGACCGTTACGAATAAGGTTATCTATAGCGGTACAGAACAACGCTTCGTTTACTTCGTGTTCTACTAGCTGTTTTATTTCTACTTGTTTAATGTAAGATGTAGAAGAGAGGTAGCTGTGCAATACCTCTTTCAAGTCAACAACAGACTTCTCTAACTGCGTATCTTTTTTTACCAAATTGGTAAACTCCTTTACACCCTTGTATACTTTCTGCGTGTGTATGAGACCCTCTTGAATCATCTTAAGCGGTGCGCTTATCTTTAGGTCCTTGATATCCTCTTCTGTTAATCTGCGTTTTAAGGAGCTTAATCCTCGTGGGATGTATGTATTGATGCCAGAATGCATATCGTGCCTTAGAATCTTAGCAGCGTGCTCTAGATAGCCGTTCTTCTTGTGTATCTCCATCTCAATACCTTTCTTATCGGTAATGTCTGAAGCAATCTTAAGAATGCGGTATACTTCCCCATATGGATTCTTGATAGGGTTGTAGTTTCCGTATATCCAAAACTCTCTGTAGTGTTTTCCTACACGTCTAAACTCACCAGACTTAACAAAGCCTTTCTTAAGCTTAAACCAAAAGTCTTTGTATTCTGATTCTGCAAAATCAGCAGGGGTCATCATCCTGTGATTCTTCCCTATAAGCTCTTCCCTTTGATATCCCGATATCTCACAGAAATTATCATTGCAAGACAGAATAGTTCCGTCTAAATCAAACTCTACAAGAGCATTAGATTGGTTGATTGCTGAAAGCGTATCGTCGATAGATTGGAACTTATATCGTACTTTCCGCACAAACTCTACAAGCACGAAGAAGAAGAAAGGCATGAATAATATAACTGACGCCCATCCAAACAAAGCACTATTGTAGGTAATCTCTGCATATCCAATAACTAAGGCTGTTTGATAAGCAAAAAAGCAGAGCATAATTGCTACCGCTATGATTATAGATACCCTAGATACTAAAGATAGCTTCATTATTCATTCCTGTTCTTTCTAAGAAAATACCAGCGTTGTGCGGTATATCCAATAGAAATTAAAAGTAAGAGCAACTTAAGTAGTGTTTCTACTTGTGACATTGAGATAGTCAGCGTAGTTGCATTTAGTATAAGCAGCTTTATATCGGTATCATTCATTGTACAAATATAAAAAAAAGAAAGGCTGCATTTCTGCAGCCCTATGATAGTCAAGACTATATCATCTCCTCGGGGAACCAATTAGCCCCAAGCGTTTCTATTAAAGTTAACTCTGCGGTGTAGTCATCGTGCTTTAGCATTGCGAAGTCTACGCCGTTCGGGTGTTCTATAATAGATGCCCAGTCGGTTGTGTGTACCCCGTCATAGTTTTCACCCCATACCACCTTATCGTTATAGGCTTCTAAATCTGCTTTGTTTGTGCTTGTGTAGTACATAATTAGTAGATGTTGTAGAAGTCGTTGATGTTGGTTTCTATGTTTGCAAGGTCTGAATACATATTTTGATTGTAAACAACAAACTCGCTCATTCTGCCATCATAAAAATAATCGTTTGACCTAATCGTTCCGATATAATAATCTCTTGAAGATATGTCTTGCGATGATGGTGTTATAGAAAAATCAACGCTATTAATCCTCATATAAGATTCAGAAATCGTATTTCTACCCGCTTGAATAATTGCAAATTTATTTGTTGCAGTTTCAGTATCTTTTAAAACATTAGATGTGGTACTATTCCAAGAAGTGTATGTGCCTTGATGGTTCCATATTTGAATACCATAAGTTGCCCCAGCGTCTTCTTGCACTGCAAAAATACCCGTTGGGCTTTCATTATCACTTTTTAATACAGCAACAATATTTGCATCATACCCAAAGGCTATGCTACCATAAGGAAAGTATTGGTTACCGAGAAAATCAATAGATGGTTTAGCACTTTCTGTTATTGTAGAACCGCTGGAAACAATCTTCGGTTGGTATCCCGCGGTCGTTTGCGCTACATCATTCTCATTCCCGCTTTGGTCAAACCAAGTAGTTACAAAGCCGTCAGTACCCGCGCAAAAAGATTCTAAAGATGCGGTGTCTAATTCCCCGTTAACAAACCCAATTGATTGCGTTGTGTTATCCGATGCTCTGCGAACTATAATAGCATCACCCACGTAGAAGTTTCTCAACTTCCGCAATGAATACGCTGCCGCCGCATTTGGGTGGTCATCTAATAAACCGCTAAACGCTGCGGGTTGAATCTGCCCCGTACTTGCACTATTCGCAGTTGCCGTACCTAATATATTCTCTTCGGTCTGCGCTGCCCTTATGTACTTGTCTTCATCATTATAGCCAAGCAAGTAAGTTGTACCCGTTGCACCACTGATATCTGCCCAGCCCGTTGTTCCGTTATCGCTTCGTTGCCATTGGAGTGTTGTTGTAGGCGTTGGTATCCCCGAAGTAGTCCCAGCGGTTGCCGTTAGTGTTTCCCCTACATTCAATGTTCCGCTTATCGTTGGGAGTGTTGTGATGCTTGGAGCCGTTGAGGTTGGCGGTATCGCTGCCAATGTTCCATCGTTACCCGCGACAATTATAAAACTTGTGCCGTCGGGTGACGATATAGGATAATTAGGACGCTCTGCTTTAACATAATTAACCAAATCAGTTTGGTCAGTCAAGCTCCCCACTATAGTACCCCAAGTAACCCCATCATTAGGTAATCCATATGCGATGAACCCATAGCTCTCATCCGCTTTTATAGTGCCATTTCCATAAGCAAATGACAATACCGCTTTATAGAAAGTAGGCTCTTCAACTATCTCATCAAAAGAAGTAAGAATATAAACCCCAAAGTTGTTAGAGTTTGTTAAGTCTGATATCAAAACCAGTTTATCAACAAGCGTGCTAATGTACTCGGGAGTCAAAGAACCACTCGCAGATACACTGCTAAAGACCATTTCCGTTATATCAGAAAACGCTGTGTTGTCACCACCAAAAGACTCAAAGCTTATAGTCTGACCTATTCTATCGCTAGGAATAGAACCTAAACTCTGAAAACGATAATTGCTTTGACCCGCTATACGGATACCACCAGACTTATTAAGCCAATCCTTAATAGAATCGAGATTAAAATTTTTGGTGATACCCGTAGCGTTATCAGTACCAATAAGTTTATCGGAACCTATGATATTATCGTCAGGAGAATATGAGTCTATTCTAGCCATCTATGACTATTCTTTTTCCGTTAGTGTGTAATCACCTGTAGAAACATCAATAGTAATATCACCATACTTTTCTTGTAACTGCTTCTGCTCTTCTTGCAAGAGTTTTTCAGCTTCCAAGACCTGCAACTGTGATAAATGCGCTTGTGTGTTCAAGTCGCTATGCACCAATTTTGCTTGGTTAGACTTACCCATAGCCTCATGTAGAGACTTTAATTCTTCTTCTGTGATTCTCTGTTGCTCACTCATGATAAATTATATTTTATTAATAATAACCAAAGATAAACATTATTCTTCACTACCAATAGTCATAGTAATCGTAGTAGGCGTAACGATTTGCGCAATGGTGCTGTCTAAAGAAGCCTTAAGTTCAGCAACGCGGTCTTCACCCATTTGCTCTTCAACCCAAGAAGATACTTGCTCGTTAGCCAAATCAGCAACGGGAATAAATCCTTCAGGCTGAATTGTTTCAAGGTCAAGCATTTCCGTACCGATTACGGTAGCACTGTGCTCGCCGTCTGCGGTTGTTCCTGTTAGACGCCAGTGTACATTGTATACTACGTCGGTTAATTCTTCGTGTGTTGGATATACATCTACTGTTGTACAATCCCAAGTGTAAGTGTTCATAGTTATTTATTTAGTTGTTAGAACCCAAAATCAAGAGGCACTCGGCCCCATCCGTTTATTGTTTTAATATAGAAATAATTATCGTCATATGCCATATCTCCGATAGCACCAGAGGTATCTGTATTGCCTGAAGGACCGCCCGAAGTACCCATACGCAATTGGCGCATCGCAGTGCCATCAACGTGCACCTTAGATGTTTGTGCTGTTGTGCCTACACCTAAGTCTCCATCAGAGTTAATACTCGCTTTGTTTGACCCGTCAATATTGAAACTAATCTTAGTGCTTGTATGCACGTTAGTAGGGTCAGCATTAAGAATAAGGTTACCTTCT